GCAGCTGATCCTAATTGTGTTATTGAACTTCAATCTGGTTCATTTGATTTTTCTGATACTTATTCAGAAGCTGTAACTCCTTGGATTATTTCACAAAGAGTAAATGGCGTAAGTCAAAATTTATTTAAACTTCACACACACGCAGACGGTCTTCATTCTAACTATGAAACTAAAGTTGCAATTTCAAACATCAAACCTGCAGGTACTGTAGCTGGTTCAGAATATGGATCATTTACCGTAACAATTCGTGCAGTTGATCAAACTAAATTGACAGCAGTAGGTTCTCCATATACAACGACTGATTCAGATGTTCGTGCTAATGTATTAGAATCCTATGACAATGTAAATTTAGACCCTAATTCAGCTAGATATATTTCTAGAGTAATTGGTGATCGTTATTTAACTTTTGTTTCAGGAAAAGTTGTAGCTAATGGAGATTATCCAAATAAATCTAAATATGTATATGTAGAAGTTGATAGCAACGTAGCTAAAGGTGTTTATTCTGTAGAATTAGTTCCTTTTGGATTTGCTGCATTATTAAATGCAACACCTTCAGTATTTACAAGTGTACCAGCTGCTAGCTTTGTAGCTACTCAGACTATAAATGGAACTTACAATAAACGTAAATTCTTTGGATTTGATTATGATTTATCTACGACAGATAATATCAATTATTTAAAACCAACTCCTAAGACAAACGCTACTACAGGATCAAATGTTAATTTCTTATTAACCAATTTCAATCAAGAAGCTGGAGCAAGCTACCCAACAGCAGCTGCACCTTATTCTGGTTCAATTGACTTAACAAATAACACGCTAATCGATTCTCGTAAATTTATTGTTCCTTTTCAAGGAGGTTCTGATGGTATTCAACCTAATCGTAGAATTTTAGTAGGAGCTGATATTGTAGCTTCAAATACTCAAGGATATGATTTACGTTCTAACTCAGCTAAAGATTATTCAGTATATAAAAATGCTATTGATGCAGTTTCCAACCCTGACGAATTAGATATTAATATGTTAGTTCTTCCAGGTGTTATTCAACAAAATCACTCAGCTGTTATTGACTATGCTGCTAATATGTGTTTGGATAGAGGAGATACTTTCTTAGTATTCGATGCTGCAGGTTTAACTGCTAATATCGCAACTGTAACAGGAGAAGTAGCTGCTTTTGATAACAATTATGCTGCTACTTATTATCCATGGGTTAAAATCCTAGACGCTGGTATTAATAAGCCAGTATGGGTTCCACCAAGTGTTGTTATTCCGGGTGTGTTAGCATTTAATGATAGAGTAGCTGCTGAATGGTATGCACCTGCAGGTTTAAATCGTGGAGGTTTAACTTCTGTATTAGACGCTTATACTCGTTTAACTCACGCTGAAAGAGATGAATTGTATGAAGGCCGTGTTAATCCTATTGCTACTTTCCCTGGTCAAGGTGTTTGTGTATGGGGTCAGAAAACGCTTCAAGCTAAACCGTCTGCTTTGGATAGAATTAATGTAAGACGTTTATTAATTGCAGTTAAGAAATACATTGCATCAGCAACTAAGTATTTAGTATTTGAACAAAATACCGCTGCAACTCGTAACCGTTTCTTAAATATTTGTAATCCATATTTAGAATCAGTACAACAACGTCAAGGTTTATATTCTTTCCGTGTTGTAATGGATGAGTCAAATAATACTCCAGATGTAATTGATCGTAACATTATGTATGGTCAAATATTCTTGCAACCTTCGAAGACCGCTGAATTCATTATTATTGACTTCAACATCTTACCGACAGGAGCTGCATTCCCAGGAGCATAATAAATTATTTTTTATAGAAAAAGCCTCAAGAAATTGGGGCTTTTCTTTTGTTTTTACGATACTATATATTTATATTAAATTAAATAGATTGACTGAATACGTAGATGTATATAGGTCCTAATATCAATTTAATCACTATAAACAACGTTAAATAGATTTAATTGTTTTTACAAAAGATCGATATTTATTTAAAAGAAAAAGACTTTAAAACTTAAAATACAATGGCTGAATTATTAGACCCAACCGAAATCATGTTTACCGCTTTTGAACCAAAAGTAGCAAACCGTTTCATTATGTACATTGAAGGTATCCCTGCTTATTTAATTAAGGCAGCAGGACGTCCTGGAATCACTTTCGGTGATGTGGTATTAGATCATATCAACGTAGAAAGAAAATTAAAAGGTAAAGGACGTTGGAACGACGTGTCTATCACTTTATATGATCCAGTAGTTCCGTCAGCAGCTCAAACTGTAATGGAATGGGTTCGTTTATCTCATGAATCAGTTACTGGTCGTGATGGTTATTCTGACTTTTATAAGAAAGACATTACATTTAACGCTTTAGGACCTGTAGGTGATAAAGTTGAAGAATGGACTTTAAAAGGAGCTTATATTGGAGACGCTGCATTTGGCGACTTTGATTGGTCGACAGAAGATGCAATTAACATCACTTTAACATTGAAATACGATTACGCAATCCTTCAATTCTAATTGAAGCTTTATATTATTGAAAGAGGTCATAGAAATATGACCTTTTTTCATGATTAGATATTTATAATAAATAAAAATACAATGGATCCAAGAGAATTTAAAAGGCTATTAAAAGAGTTTACTCCAGAAAAGCAAATACGTACCGAAGAGTTAGATCATACTTATGAAGGAATTGAAGATTCTATTTTGCAAGGGATAGCTGATTGGACTGGTATACAAAAATCAAAATTATATAGCTCAATGTCTTCAAATGCTAAAAAAGCTTTAGGTACTTTGACACGTGAACTTAAACCTACTTTAGATAAAAAATAATATGAATCCAATTGAATTTAAACGACTGTTAAAAGAGTTTGCTCCTAAGCAAGCACTTGCAGAGGCAGATGTAATACCTATCGGACCGGACGGAAATAAAATTGAAGACCAGCAAACGATAAAAAATTTAAACATGGCTGTTAAGTCTGTAAATTCTTCATTGCGTCCTAAATTAATAGATTTAATTACAGATCCAGAAGCTGCAAAGTCATTAAAGTCGCCAGCACAACGTACTGCGTTAATAGGCGCTATGGCAATTGCATTTGGAATATCCGAGCAAGAGTTTTCTCAAATAGTAGGTAAAATTAAAGGAGTACTTAAAAAAGCAGGAGCTGAAACTAAACCTAATGATCAAGCTTAAACCCATAGCAGAAAATATACTTCAAGAAGCAGATGACTCTCCTACATGGGGAGAAGTTAAACAAGCATTTGAAGCTATTGTAGGAAAAAAGAACAAAGCAGAAGCGATTGGCTCTTTGAAAAAGCTAGGCAAATTTGGATCATCACTTATTCCAGGAGTAGACTTATTATCTAAAGGATTAGACTTATATGATAATATAGAAGATGCTAAAGACGTTGCATCAGCATTATTATCTTTAGGTAAATCAGTATCAAATAGTGAATTGAAAAATCCTAAAGGATCTGAATTTAAAGAATTAACAGCTCCATTTTGGGACGCAATTCGTTTAGACCCTGAAGTGTCTATTATATTAGATGATAAAATAGAAAAGCAATTTATAGATCAAATCATATTACCTAAGCTAAAAGCCGGCGGTAATGAAACAGAAAAAATACCTAATATGAATTACGAGTTAGGTAAATGGCTAAACAGTCAAGGATTAGAGAAATCAGATATATTCTTTAAAGGTAAGTCAGGAGACCTTTAAAATCTACTAGCTACATATTTATAATAAATTAAAACACAATAGTTATGGCAACAGTTAACGACAACTATCCTAAAAAAGATTTTGAAATGTCAGATGAGCAGATTAAAGCTCTCGCAATTCAAAATATGCAACGCCAAGAAGTTAAATCTTCCGGCTTTCCAACAGAAATTATTTCTCTACCCTCTAAAGGATTAGTATATCCCGAAGGTAGTGTTTTACGAGACGGTAAAATTGAAATGAAATACATGACAGCTCGTGAAGAAGATATTTTAACTTCTCAAAATTTAATCAAGCAAGGAGTAGTAATAGATAAATTAATGCAATCATTGATTATATCTCCTATTCAATTTGAAGATTTAGTTATTGGAGATAAAAATGCTATTATGGTAGCAGCTAGAATTCTAGGATACGGTAAAGACTATACTATTAATGCTACTTGTCCAGAATGTTCAGCCGTAAATGAATTCAATATCGATTTAACTCAACTACCGGAGCAAAATATTCCAGAAGGAACTGTAATGGCATCTCCAGGAGTATTTGAATTTACACTACCTCAATCAAAGAGAGTAATTCATTTTCGATTGCTAACAACAGGAATTGATAAGCAAGTATCTAAACAATTAGAAGCTGCTAAAAAAGCTAATAAAAATACTCAAGCAGTTGATCGAGAATTGACTACTCGTCTTAAATCACTTATTGTTTCTGTAGATGGAAATGCAGATAGAGGCTTTGTAGCTAACTTTGTCGATAATGAATTATTTGCAATGGATTCTAGATCATTTCGTACTTACATGAAATCCATAACTCCAGACACTAAATTTGAAATATCATATACATGCAGCGATTGCGGCCACGAAGAGGAGGCGTTGAGCTTTAATATAGATACTAGCTTTTTTTGGCCTAAGTCCTAAATACAAGCCTGTAATTCACAATCAATTATTTGACATGGTTTATCATGGCCATGGATTTACATGGACTGAATTATATAATATGCCTGTTTGGCTTAGAAAATTCTATTATAAAAAGATAGAAGAAGCTATTCAAGCAAAAAATAAAGCAACTGAAAAAGGCAATAAGAACAAGTCAATATCTAAGCCTAGAATAACAAAACCTGGAGTAGCACCTAGATAAGGTGCTATCTTCATGTTCGATACCAACTGTTTAGTTATTAGATATTTATATTAAAGATAAATACATTACCATGAAGCTTTCTAAATTTAAAAAAGTAATAAAAGAAAATATTAACGATAATCATAATACTGTATTATCAGAAGGTATAATTGATTCTGTTATTGGCTATATAATTGATAAATTAGTAAAGAAAAAAACTAAAAAGTATTTTGAAGAGTTAGCTAAAGATCCAGAGTTTATTGAGGCAAAAAAACGAGTTAAACAAGCATTATTAAATATTGATCAGTCGACTGAACGATATCAAGCTTCTCGTGACAAATTTGCTGCAGAAAAAGAAGAATTTGCAAAAAAATATGGGCAGAAAAAAGCAGATCAAGTTTTTCGTGGAGATAAATACACTTATGGTCTTAAATATAGAGGATAATGGCAAAAGATAACCCTAAAAAACCTACAGGTAAAGCACCACCGCCACCGCCTAAGGTAAAAGTGGATAAGAATACTGAAAAGGAATTTGATAGATACAAAAAGTTTAAAGATTTAGAATCAAAATCTACAAAAGATCTATCAAAAAGTATTTCGGAAGTTGGAAATGCTTATAAAGATATGGCTGATGTGCTACAAAAAGCCGTTGGGGCATCTAAGCTTTTTGGAGATGAGTGGGGTGATATAGAAGATATATCAAAGTCTATGATAGATAATTTAGGAAGTATTGGCGATGCAATGTATAAGCAAGTCGATTTTTCTAAACAAGAAGCTTTAATAGCAGCTAAGCGTGCTAAATTAGGGGATGAGCGAAAAAAACGTGAAGAAG